TTTTTGCAAAAATTCAGGAGTTTTAATATTACCTTCAGAATCAATTACTGTTTTACTACCGGGTTTGCCTTTATTTTCTATTGCTGATTTTTCTTCTGCATAGTGAGTTTGCATTTGTTGAAAAGTAAAACGACGAAGCCAAATTGGCATATTGTAAACAGTATGCCAATCATATCCTCCATTACCATGAAAAACTATTTGGTGAATTTGTGTAAATAAATTAGATCGATTTTGGGATGCTGTATCAAGCGTCAGGCCAAAAAAAGCTAATCCCAATTGGGATATTGATTCTATCTGAACTTTCGTTGGGAAAAAAAGTTAAATCAACATCTGGTTGAATTTCTTTAATATATTCTCTTAGCGCTCGTGAGTCTTTGGCTAAGAAATAATTTTCTACAAAATCTCGTATATCCTTCCTTTCTCTATTACCTTCAATAGAGGTAATCATATATTTTAAACGTGTTGAAAGTTCTGGGGATGTGTCTTTATTAATTTTTTTAAGACCTTCTAATTCACGGTTAATATCTTGTTCATCTTTATGGGTTAAAAACCTAAAAGTAATTGCATTTTTTGAATGGGGTAAAGTAAATTCAAACTCATTTACTTTATTTTGAAATAACTCTTCTTTAAGTGGTTTATTTTCTATAGTAGATAAATCAACAGTATGTGACTCTCCTAAATAATCAAATGTATACTCTGACCCATATCCTAAAATGCGAGATGCTACTAGGATTGCGTTTTTATCACCAATTAATAGATCATCATAGTTAATTTTTGAAACAATTAAAGATTTCATTATTTTATCTAAAACCGTACCATTTTTAATATATGATTGATTAGTTAAAATATCTTCTTCCTTAGCGGTCATATACTTTAATTCAATAGTACCTTTTGCTAATTCAGAATCTTCAGGGTAAAGTAAACCTTTAGAGGGTAAGTCAATGGTTTCTGTAGGTAATTTAAATTTTTCGTCCATAATTTTTATTTAATATAACTTTATTTGTCTTATATACATATATTAAAGAGTAGTAATATTATCAGGGTTTACATTAAATGATAAAACTCCTTCTACTTTTAATATTTCTTTGCGTATTTCTAGCATTTTTGATCTATCAAATCCACCTTTTGCAATCCAAGGATGTCCATCTACTTTAACAGTCATTAAAGCTTGAAATTTAGATTGGTCTTGTTGACTAAATTCTAAAGGTTCTTTAGATGATATAACTGTAATGCCCGGGATAGAACGAATATCTGAATATATTTCTTTTTGTGGTCTTAGATCAATGTTGGTAATAAGCATACCTATCATTTTAAACTTATCTTGATATTCCTCAGTTAAACGGTGGTTTAATGTTTCTTTTACTAGCGCACGTAAATTATTTAATTTCATGTTGTGATATATGTTATAAATATGGGTAGATATAGTTTAATTAACGTGTTAATGTGATAATATACAATAAAAAAATAAAAGCTCCAACGAAAACGTTGAAGCTTATATAATTATTTTTAATATTAATTTTAAAAATTTAAAATGCAATAATCTGGTTGTACTTCTAAGGCAATATTTACTATTGCTCCGTCATCATCCCAATTGTAATCTCCAAAGGCAGCACTTGTAATTACGGCTCCTTTAATTATCCATTCTGAAACAATGTCTCCAACAGGGCCAAGTACATTAAATGTTAAATCTTTTTTATAAAAATCAGAATAACCATCTCTACCAGTTACAGATTCGTGCCCTAAACGTACCCATTCCATTACAGCTTGTGCTCCAGAAGGAGTTATAGATTCATATAAAGTCATTGAAATTGCACCCCAAGTAGTTTTTCCTTTTACATAACGTTGAACGTTAATGTGGTTAAGAGCAACTGCGTTTTGAGCTATATTTATTCCTCCCACACCTTTTACTAAAAATGATGGAATACCATCCATATAAAGGATAAAGCGATTTGTTTGTTTAGGTTCAAATGCAGTGTAAAAAATTTCGTTTGGGTTTAAAATTGCCATTTTATTTTTGTTTTATTTTTGTTTTATTATAAATATTCTATTTTTTTATTTTTAACCCGGAAATTCAGCTCCTGTTGGTAATAAGATAAAATCTAATGAAATAAATTCTGCTGTTCTTGTTGGTTGAACATAAATTTGGCCTATTAATTGATTTTGATCAATTACTGCGGGTCCGTTATTTGATTCATCCATTACTACTTTAAAAGCATATAATCCTTGTTTTTGTTGGATATTTTCTAAATATGGAGTAACTTTAGCTAAAAATGAGTTTCTTGTTGAGATTGTGTTTTGTTCAAATAATATTGTATCTGCAATTTGGCGAATATATATTTTTAATTCAAGTAATAAACGTCTTACATTTACACGGTCAAGAGCAGATACTTCTTTTTGTAATGTTTTTTGTCCAAATACTACAACACCATTTTTAGGTAATGTAGCTAATGGATTTATATTATTGCTATATAATATATCTTTATTAGCTTGATTTAATAATTGTTCAGCTCTTAATACTGTAGATAAACCACCACGATTAATACCTGCTGGAGCAAACCATGGAGCTGCTATTTTATCATTAAATGCATATACTCCGGGAATTACAGTTGATGCTGGGGACCAAATTTGTTTTCCTGTTGCTGGGTCTAGTATTTTTACCCAAGGCCAATATGTTGCTGCAAATGAATTATTTATACCTGATGCTTGTGTTACTGTAGATGCAACAGTGCTATTATAATCAATTAAGTCTAGTACATATAAATTATCTCCTCTATTTTGAGTATTTGAAACAATTGTATTAACTTGAGTAGGATGTTTACTATGTAATAATCCTGGGGTGAATAGTAAATTAAATTGGAATAAATCTTTATTAGAAAATAAAGTAATCATATTATCATAATCAGATCCTGCTAATCCTTGTGTTGTTGTGCTTATTAAGTCATACATTGATGCTCCTACATTTGCTGCAATTGTGCCTGTAGCTGAACCAAATGAACCACTTCCATTTGCTGGTAAAGATCCTGTATATGAGGCATTTGAAATGGTTCCGTTTGAATTTAAATATGTTGGAGTTGAATAATTAACTGATTTAACTCGTACATAATTAGAATTATTACTATAATCTCCTGTTAAAGTTATTTGATTAGTAGTAGAATTATATGATTGTTTTTGATCACCAATTATTGTAGAGATATAACGAACAGAATTTGGATCTAAATTAACATTATTAAATGATTCAAGTATATTTTTATTACTTGTTGTATCATTTCCTTGTCTAATTAATACATTAAATGTACCTGATCCTGTATTTACATTAGTAATTTCAAATCGTATATTATCTCTTGAACCACTAACTAAAGATCCAGACACTTCTGATCCAGAATTATTCATAATAATTCCTTGTGAAATTGTTTCTAAAACAAATGGAGATAAACCTGTAGTTGGTCCTGATGAACCAGTTGGTATTAAACTAGATGTTGCTGAGGTAAATGATCCACTTGCTACTCTAGCTACTGTTAAAAGTTTTCCACCATAATTAAAATAATTATAAGCTGCAATTGATGTTAAATATGAATAATCAACACCCCCAGAAACAAAAGAATCTCCAAATTTAATTTGAAAATCTGAATAAGAAGTTACTAAAGTTGGGGTTTCGTAAGGACCTTTAACTGTTGGGCCTATTATAGCGGCTCCAGGAAGTAATGGTTGTCCCGATAAAAATGTTTGATCTAATTCATTAGTTGTTACACCAGGAGATACTGTAAAATTTGCCATTTTATTTTTTTATTATAAATATTGAATCTTTTTTTTAAAATGTATTGTTATGAAGGAAATGTTGCCCCTGTAGGTAAAATATTAAAATCTAATACAATAAATTCAACTGTTTTTGTTGGTTGTAAATAAATTTGACCTACTAATTGATTATTATCTATTACATTAGGAGTATTATTTGATTCATTCATTATTACTCTAAAATCTGTTAAACCTTGTTGTTGTTGTATTGATGATAAATAAGGATTAACTTGAGATAAAAAATTATTGCGTGTAATAAGATTATTTTGTTCAAATACTAAACTATCTGCTATTTGAGATATATAATTTTTTAACTCAATTAGTAAACGTCTTACATTTACACGATCAAGAGCACTTTTTTTCTTTTGTAATGTTTTTTGTCCAAATACTACTACTCCTGTGTTTGGAAAAGTTGCAATTGAATTTACATTACTTTCATACAAAGTATCTCTATTCCCTTGAGTTAAATAACGCTCTGCTTGTATTACATTACTTAATACACCACGATTAATACCTGCTGGAGCAAACCATGGAGCTGCTATTTTATCATTAAATGCATATATTCCAGGGATCATAACAGATGTTGGTACCCAAACTTGATTACCTGTATTAGGATCAACGGTTTTTACCCAAGGCCAATATGCTGCTGCATAAGAAGTATTGTAAGTAATTGAATTTATTGTTACTGGGGTTATATTAGAGCCATATCCTACAAGATCTAATATAGTCATTGAATCTCCTCTGTCTTGTACTGTATTAAGTAAAAGATTAACAGCATTAGTATGAAGTGGGTAATTTGTTGAATCTGCTATTAATCCAGGAGCAGTTAATAAATTGTATTTATATGCATCTTTATTAGCAAGTAATGATATTGAAGAGGTATAATCATTTGCAGATAATCCTTGAATACTACTATTTGTAATATTTTCAAAATATTTTCCAGTAGTATTTGGAATATTTTTACCAGTTGCTGTTGCAAATTCACCATTATATAGATATGGAATAGAACCAGTAAATTGAGATTTTGAAGCTCCATTATTATCTAAATATTCTGGTGTTGGGAGTAATACATTTTTAACTCTAATATATCTAGATTGGTTTAAAAAACTTCCTATAGATTGTAAATAATATTCTCCGTTATCCTCAAGTACTGTTTCTTTTTGATTACCTATTACTTTTTCAACATAATTTGAAGCTAATGGATCTAATGATAAATTACTCCAAGTTTCTAAAATTGAAGGAAATAATGATGTGTCATTTCCTTGTCTAATAACTAAAGAAAAAGTTCCATCATTAATATTATTATTAGTTATTTGCCATCTAAAATTTTCAGAAGAACCACTTAATAACGATCCGTTAGATCCAGTTGGTCCAACACTATTCATAATTTCTCCTTCAGATAAAGTTTCTAAAGTAAAGGATGTTGTGTTAGTTCCACCAGTAAAATATGTTGTTGAACCAGAATTATGATAAAATAAATTTCCTGCTAATCCGTTAGGATTAATTGAGGTTAATACTAAATTTGGAGAGGAATTACTTGAACTTATAAATTGTAAAGAAGCACTATAGGGGGCTATTGAACGACTAACATTAAATATTGCAGAAGAAGTAGTTACATAATCCGCTACTGTTGATGCAGCAAATGAACCTGTTCTAATATAAATTATATTTGATGTGTTTGCAGGTAAAGTTGCTGATCCAGTGTAAAATAAAGTAATACCATTTACATTTAAAGATTGAGAACCAACAGATGCTAAACTTGCGGAAATATATGTTAAATTAACTGTTGATGATGCAGAAGTTGCTGCAATTGAAGAATATATAGAGGATGTTGCTGAAGTAAAGGTTCCACTTACTACACGTGTTACTAGTAATGTATCTCCTCCACTATTAAAATAGTTATATGCTGCAATAGAGGTAAAATATGTGTAAGTTTGGCTACCACTTAAAAATGTAGAGCCAAATTTATTTAAATAATCACTATAAGTAGTACATAAAACAGGAATACCAACTTTACCTTTTGGTGTTGGGCCTATAATAGCGGCACCAGCTTGTATAGGTTGTTGGGTTATAAATGATTGATCATTTTCTATAGCTAATACACCAGGTGATACGATTGTTTCCGCCATTTGTTATAAATTATTTTTATTATAAATATGGCAAAAATTTGAATATATTAATTTGATTTAATAATTTCGCCTGTTTCTGGGTCTAGGTTAAATTTTCCATATTTATCAAATAAAGTTTTTGTAAATTCTTTTTCTTGATTTGATATCTCTGTTAGGTATGATTTTGCTGATTCATATCTATTTTCAACTTGGATTTTAATTAGTGATATTTCACCTAACTCTACTACTATAGATTCGGTTTTGTTTTGGATTTCTTTTAATGTAGTTTTTTCTTCTTCTGTTAAAAACTTTTTTTCTGTAACTTCTTGAATAATTGACATAGTTTATTTATTTTGTTTGTGGTTATATATTAAATTGGTTTATGGTCGTCTAGCGGTTCTTATCCATATTCCTTCCATATTTACAAAAGTGTCTGCTTGACTGGTACCAATTACTGAAATTGTTGTACCACTTGGATCTTGTGGTTGATGAGTGGCACCGTAATACCCGGCATATGTAGTGTCTGCATTAATAATAATTATGGTTTGTCCATCTGCTTTAGTAGATGGGTTTGGGAAGTTTATATAATAAGCTCCCCCTGAATCCATTGTTGTAAAACGATAAACTCCTGGTTCAGATATTGTATAATCGGCACCAACAGTAGTTAAACTTCCTAAAGCATTTTGTGGGATAAAATATCCGGTTGCAGAAATTGGGTTTGCGGTAATTGTAGTACCGTCAAAAGTAAGTGTACTTGTACCAGCTAATACTCCTGCATTATTATATTGTATTTGAGTATCCGAACCTGCAGGAGAGGCTGTTCCTAAAAGTGAACCAGTAAATGATGTTGCTGTTAAAGATCCAGAAATATCTACTGTTTTTGCGGCAAAATCACCTTTTATCAATGGTGTACCGGAGCCAGAGGCAATATATAGTTTATTGCTTTCTTGAGTGTCAGATGAAGGTCCTGCTCCAAATCCAATTGCTATGTTGTTTGAGGAACTTCCGGAAAAATTTGATCCCGCATTTTGTCCAAATGCTATATTGTTACATCCTACTGTGTTACAACATAAAGCAGCACGTCCTATTGCTGCATTATTACATCCTGTTGTATTAAAAACTAAAGCATTAAATCCTATTGCTGTGTTGTAACATCCTGTTGTGTTATTTTGTAAAGCTGTTCTTCCTATTGCTGCATTGTAATTTCCTACTGAATTTGAGGTTAAAGTGCGATAACCTAATGCTATGTTGGCGCGTCCTGTTGTATTAGCACGTAAAGAACAATATCCTATTGCTGTATTATTAGATCCGGATGTATTAGTACATAAAGCCTGAAGTCCTATTGCTGTGTTAAAGTTTCCTACTGAGTTATTTTTTAAAGAAGTATTTCCTATTGCTGTATTGTTACATCCTATTGTATTGGCGCGTAAAGCACAATATCCTATTGCTGTATTGTTAGTTCCTGTTGTATTAGAGTATAAAGCCTGAAGTCCTATTGCGGCATTGTAGTTTCCTGTTGTATTAGTAAATAAAGCACTATTGCCTATTGCTGTGTTACTACATCCTAATGTGTTACAGCGTAAAGCACTACTTCCTATTGCTGTATTAGCGGTTCCGGATGTGTTTTTTTCTAAAGCTCTACGTCCTATAGCGGTATTAAGGGTTCCTCCTGTATTAGCACATAAAGCATAACGTCCTATTGCTGTGTTGTATCCGCCCGTTGAATTAGAAAATAAAGCACGGTAACCTATTGCTGCATTATGATTTCCTGTTGTATTAGCTCGTAAAGCACATTGACCTATTGCTGTATTATTGGATCCGGATGTGTTAGTATATAAAGCTTCAAGTCCAATTGCTGTGTTAAAGTTTCCTACTGAGTTACAGCGTAAAGCATTATTTCCTAGTGCTGTATTATTGCATCCTATTGTATTACAGCGTAAAGCACGAGATCCTATTGCTGTATTGTTATTTCCTGTTGTATTAATATTTAAAGCATATTGTCCTATTGATGTGTTGTAACATCCTATTGTATTACAGCGTAAAGAATCTCTTCCTATTGCTGTATTGTTAGTTCCTGTTGTATTTTCGTACAAAGCAGAGCTTCCTATTGCTACATTGTTTTGTGCTGTTGTGTTTTTAGCTAAAGTAAATCGTCCTATTGCTGTATTATGAAGTCCTGTTGTGTTAGAACATAAACTATATTGACCTATTGCTATATTATATGCTGTTGTATTAGCTTGTAAAGCTTTATTTCCTATCGCTACATTATTGGATCCGGATGTATTAGTACATAGAGCTTCAAATCCTATTGCTGTATTAAAGTTTCCTACTGAATTTGATCTTAAAGCACGATTACCTATTGCTGTATTATTGCATCCTATTGTATTAGAACATAAAGCATATGGTCCTATTGCTGCATTGTTGCATCCTGTTGTGTTAGCTCCTAAAGCACTTCTTCCTATTGCTGTATTATTGGATCCTGATGTGTTAGTGCACATAGCAAGAGTTCCTATTGCTGTATTGTGGGATCCTACTGAGTTACAACCTAAAGCAGTATTTCCTATTGCTGTATTGCTTTGTCCTGTTGTATTAAGGCATAAAGCAGCTTTTCCTATTGCTGTATTGCTTTGTCCTGTTGTGTTAGCACATAAAGCAAAAAGTCCTATTGCTGTGTTATATTGTCCTGTTGTATTATTTCTTAAAGCATTTTGACCTATTGCTGCATTAAAAGATCCGGATGTATTACTATTTAAAGCATAATGTCCTATTGCTGTGTTATGGTTTCCTACTGAATTAGAGAGTAAAGCACGATAACCTATTGCTGTATTGCATCCTCCTATTGTATTATTATTTAAAGCACTTCTTCCTATTGCTGTATTGCTAGCTCCTGTTGTATTAGTAGTTAAAGCATAATGTCCTATTGCTGTATTGTGGCGTGCTGTAGTATTACAGCATAACGCTTTACGTCCTATTGCTGTATTATAGTTTCCTGTTGTATTAGCGCGTAAAGCATATTGTCCTATTGCTGTATTATAGTTTCCTGTTGTATTACAAGCTAAAGTATAACGTCCTATTGCTGTGTTATTAGATCCAGAATTTAGGCGTAAAGCATTATTTCCTATTGCTGTATTGTTGGTTCCTGTTGTATTAGCACATAAAGCTTGATATCCTATTGCTGTATTGTTATTTCCTGTTGTATTATAGCGTAAAGCACAAAATCCTATTGCTGTGTTGAAGCATCCAGTGTCGTTACTTTGTAAAGCACTCTGGCCTATCCCAACATTCCTGTTTCCTGTTGTGTTAGAGAGTAAAGCCTGGAATCCTATTGCTGTATTATGAATTCCTGTTGTATTATTGCGTAAAGTATAACATCCTATTGCTGTATTGTTGCATCCTGTTGTATTAGCTTGTAAAGCATATTGTCCTATTGCTGTATTGTTGCATCCTGTTGTATTAGTTCGTAAAGCACAACATCCTATTGCTGTATTGTTGCATCCTGTTGTATTATTGCGTAAAGCAGTAAAACCTATTGCTGTATTAAAGTTTCCTGTTGTATTAGCTCTTAAAGCACATTGACCTATTGCTGTATTGTTAGATCCGGATGTGTTAGTGTATAAAGCTTCAAGTCCAATTGCTGTATTAAAGTTTCCTACTGAATTTGATCTTAAAGCACGATTACCTATTGCTGTATTATTGCATCCTATTGTGTTAGCTTGTAAAGAGCCAGATCCTATTGCGGTATTAAAGCATGCTGTTGTATTATAAAATAATGCACAATGTCCTATTGCTGTATTGTGAAGTCCTGTTGAATTTTTACATAAAGCTTGACATCCGATTGCTATGTTAAAGTTTCCAAATGTGTTATTTACTAAAGTATCACGTCCTATTGCTATATTGTTACATCCTGAGCAGTTATTAAGTAAAGCAAATGATCCTAATCCTATATTATTGTATCCTGATGAATTACTAAGTAAAGTGCTACGTCCTATTGCTATATTGTAGCGTCCTGTTGTGTTAATTTTTAAAGCACCATAACCTATTGCTGTATTGGCGTTTCCTGTTGTATTATCGCGTAAAGCTTGACGACCTATTGCTTGATTGTCACAACCTGTTGTATTAGCTCGTAAAGCACATTGACCTATTGCTGTGTTATAGGCTCCTGTTGTATTTTTAGATAAAGATCCACTTCCTGCTGCAAAATTATGTGTACCTGTTGCAGAGGAGCTAAAGTTTGTTGTTGCACCAATTGAGATATTTGTAGAAATATTTCCACCACCTGTGCTAATAAGTAAATTGTTAATTGAACCTGTTACACCTAAAGATCCTGTTATTTGAGCGGATCCTGTGAATGGAAATGCTGCACCCCCTGCACTTGGGGCCCATGAAGCAGATACAGCAAATGAAGCAGTACCAAACAATGATCCGGTGAAACCTGCTGTTGCAATAACGCTACCTGTTACTTGAACTTGAGAGCCTGAAGCAAAGATTAGATTTGATCTTGCTGCACCTGATACACCATTACCTACTATAAATGCAGATTGAGCTGAGGATTCTATGTTATATTGCCCTTGTACGTGTTGGTTTGATCCAGATGCTATTGTACCCCAACCTTCTGCGTGTGAATAGTCTCCTAAAGCTATGGTATCATGACCTTCTGCGTGTGAGAATACTCCGGTTGATGTTGAACCACCACCTTCTGCGTGTGAGAATGCTCCGGTTGATGTTGTACTACCACCTTCTGCGTGTGAGTGTTGTCCGGTTGCTATTGAACCAGCACCTTCTGCGTGTGAGCCATCTCCGGTTGCTGATGTACTACCGCCTTCTGCATGTGAATAGGCTCCTGAAGCTGTTACGTCAGAGCCTTGAGCATGAGCAAATAGTCCGGATGCTAAAGATGCAGATCCTTGGTTGAATGATCCAGTTACTCCTAACGACCCTGTAATTTGAGCTGATCCGGTAAATGGAAAGGCAGGTGCATATGAAGCACTTAGTGCTTGTGTTGCATATGAAGCTGTTCCTAAAAGTGAACCCGTAAGAGATGTTGCTGTTAAAGAACCGGAAATATTTACTGTTTTTGCTGCAAAATCACCTTTTATCAGTGGTGTGCCGGAACCAGAGGCAATATATAGTTTGTTGCTTTCATCTGTAAATGTTGAAGGGCCAGCTCCAAATCCAATTGCTATATTGTTTGAGGAACTTCCGGAAAATAAACATCCTGCATTTTGTCCAAATGCTATATTATTTGATCCTGAAGTATTAATACATAAAGCATTTTGTCCTATTGCTGTATTATGTACTCCGGTTGTGTTAGATTCTAAAGCTCTATATCCAATTGCGGTATTATATCCTCCGGTTGTATTTTGTTGTAAAGCAGATATTCCTATTGCTGTGTTGTAGTTTCCTGTTGTGTTAGCATATAAAGCACTATTTCCTATTGCTGTATTATTAAGTCCTGTTGTATTATAGCGTAAAGCATTTATTCCTATTGCTGTATTGTAGTTTCCTGTTGTATTGCTATTTAAAGCATTATTTCCTATTGCTGTGTTGTTGTTTCCTGTTGTATTAAAAGTTAAAGCAAAACCTCCTATTGCTGTATTGTAGTTTCCTGTTGCATTGGAATTTAAAGTATTACGTCCTATTGCTGTATTGTCGGTTCCTGTTGTATTATAGCCTAAAGCACATATTCCTATTGCTGTGTTATGGGATCCTGATGTATTAGAGTATAAAGTACAAAATCCTATTGCTGTGTTGTGGGATCCTGATGTGTTAAATTGTAAAGCAGATTGTCCTATTGCTGTATTATCGCATCCTCTTATATTATAGAATAAAGCTTGACTTCCTATTGCTGTGTTGCCATTTCCTGTTAAATTATCCGATAAAGCAGCCTTTCCTAGTGCTATATTGTTGTTTCCTGTTGTATTATGAAGTAAAGCACCATTTCCTATTGCTGTGTTGTAGTTTCCTGTTGTGTTAGTAGATAAAGCACTATTTCCTATTGCTGTGTTGCTGTTTCCTGTTGCAGAGGAACTAAAGGCTGTTGTTGCACCAATTGAAATGTTTGAGGAAATGTTTCCTCCACCTGTGCTTATAAGTAAATTGTTAATTGAACCTGTAACACCTAAAGATCCTGTTATTTGTGCGGATCCTGTGAATGGAAATGCAGGTGTGGATGGTGCATATGAAGCACTTAGTGCTTGTGTTGCATATGAAGCAGTACCGGTTAATGTTCCTGTAAATGAACCACTGAATGATCCAGTGTTTGAAAGGAATTGATCTACTCTATTTGCTGTTACAATAAGTGAAGGAATTCCTGGTACTATTCCAAATGCTGGTTCTGCATGTAAACGAACGTTTGCATCTGGTGAATACCACATTAATTGAAAGTAATCACCTGCGGCCGCATTTACAAAGAAATTCCATGCTGCTACATAATGAGCTCCATTACCAGTTAATTGTACTGATGTTGCTGTATCTGATAAATCGGTACCGTTTTTTCTAATCCATATCCATATCTCATCGGTTCCACTATCTGTTTTATCTACTTGAGCAGAAAATTGTATATCATATACTCCAGCATTTTCTGTTTTAATATATGTGTTGTATGGATTAGTTGAACCGGAAATAGATACTCCGTTTGTAATGTCTGTTATATTAAGTGACATTGATCTAGCTGTACCCGCTACATTTGTTTGTGTTTGTGTAGAATAGAAGCTACCATATGAGCCTGTTGCTGTATTAAAATTTGTACTTCCACTTAATGTAGCACTAACTGTTACTTGACCTAAACCATTGGTTGGTGATAATGTAACATTTGGACCTGCTAATAGTTGTGTAACACCACCATTTAAAGCATATGAAGCACTTAATGCTTGAGTTGCATATGAAGCGGTTCCTAAAAGTGATCCAGTTATACCGTTTGATACGATAAGTGAATTTAGTGAGGCATTTGAGCCTGATACAACTACTTTATTCCAGTTTGGCATTTAATAAATTTATTACGGTTGGTTACACAGAATATGCTGTGTCCACTTCCTTTTTAGGCCTATAATACAGTTATAAATATATTATTATTTTTTTCTAGTTAATTTAACTTCTTCAGTTTCTAGAATTTGTTGAAGAGTTACATTTTTGTTTTGTTCTTCTTCCTTAATTATTCGAGTAATTTCTTCTAACTCGTGTTCAAGTTTTAATTGAAGATTAGCACAAAATTTAGCATCTTTACCTTGGATATTTACTGTTTCTAATGCTTGACGTAAAAAATTTAATTCACTATGGGTAAAATCTAAAGAAAATAAATTCATAACTTAATTATTGAGTTTGTTCTGTATATTGATTTTGCAGCTTAACGATTAAATTATATAAATGCTCTATGTCTTCTCCAAGGAAATTTGATCGTTTTATCATAGAAAGTAAAACTTCTATTTCTTGAATAGATAATTGATTTAAAGCCAATTCAGGGATTATTGGTTTTGGTTTGATTCTGTCTAGAATACTCATAACATTGATTTTAAAAATTAATGGGTAAGCATTACGCTTACCCTATTTTATTAAGCGTAAATAAAAATATCTCCTGTACTTGAATTAACATGAATATTACCAAATCCATTTGAAGCACCTCCATATAATGGAGCAGCTGATGGATTTGAGGCAGCAAATTCAGTTGTAGTAATATATGCTGCAGGTGTAAATGAAGCTCCATTAGCTGTAAAACTTGAGGTAAATGCCCAACGATTAGTAGCACTATCATATCCATATAATTCACCTATATTTTGAGTACCTTGTTGAATAACAATACCACCATCACCCGCTGTATTTGAACCAGAAGCAAATAATACAAATCTATCTGCTACCTCTAAGTTAGTTGTGTTTTGGAATGAAGCTGTACCTTGTACTGTTAAGTTACCTGTAATAATCTCATTACCAGTTACGGTTAATGTAGTACCATCAAATGTTAAATTTCCTTCACCATTAATTGTACCACCACCTGTTGCTGTTAATACTCTGTTATCGGTATTATTGGTAATAGCATTAGTAATATTATTAGTAGAAGCAGCATATGAAGCACTTAATGCTTGGCTTGCAAATGAAGCTGTTGTAGTTAATGTATTTGTTGTAGCATTATAAGTCAATCCGGTTGAATCAATTCTTTGGGCTACATTACCTGTTGTAGTATCAACAAATGTAACATAATAAGGTCCTGTACCAGTTGTTGTGTCTGTTACTGCGGTATTGGCAGCATTTGTTGCATTAGTAGCATTTGTTGCCCAAGATGAAGTACCTTGTAATGAACCTGTAAAACTAGTAGAAGATACTGAAGTTAAACCTGTAATTGTAGTTGCTAGAGCTAAACTATCTGTACCTTCAACTGCTAAATTAGTTCCTGCTAAGTCAGTTAATAAATTACCATAAGTTACAAACTTACTAGCACCATCATTAATAAAGAATTTATCAGTATTAGATAAATCGGTTTTTGCAGTTATAGGAAAACTAGCTGCTACTCCAGATAATCCTGATCCATCTCCGAAAAATGATCCACTAAATGATCCTGATAGGTTTGAAGATGCCCCAGTTAACTGTAATGAAGTAGTGCCTGTAATTGTAGAACCATTATCTGTTAATGATGAGTTAGTAAATGCTGTACCTGACCATTTATTAATATTATTAGTGCTTAAAGTAGAGGCACCACTTACTGCTACGGTTGCTGTTGTAGCACCATCATAAGTAAATGTTGTAATACCTGTACCTTGAGTTAAATCAGGTAAGTTGGTAGTACCAACAAAATTACCTTGAAATGATCCACTAAATGAACCAGAATGTACTAATCCTGTAGCAGCTGTTGTTGCTACAATATTGCCAGTACCATTAATTGCTGTTGTAGTTAAGTTACCTGCGGTACCACCACCTATTACTACATTTCCAGATGTTAAACCATCTACCTGCACGTTTGCTAGGTTGGCTGTACTGCCCGATACTATTACTTTTTTCCAAGTTGCCATGTTTGTTTTTTATTTTATTATAAATATATGTTTTTTTAGTCTAATCCAATAAAAAGTGAAGATGATGTAAAATATATTGCTCCATTTGGTGCTGTACCTGTAGGGTCTATAGATTGAGTTGCTAATGTTACGATTCCACTTTGAGATACAGTTAAAATAGGTTGATTACTAGCATTCTTAATTAAAAATAAATTAGTAGCACTTCCCGATATAGTTGTTAATCCAGTACTAGATACTGTAAATGGATTATAGCTTCCGGATCTAATAATAAAAATATCTCCAGTTACATCAACACTTGCAGTTACACTTCCAGTTGATATAAAACTACCTCCACTCCCCGTCCCAAAGCTAACTAATGTCCATCCTCCGGTTGAGCTATAGCTACCGGTATCTGTTAAAACATATAACTCGTTTGCATCTCGTTGATATACTACTAAACCTTCATAAACATTAGCTGCAGAAAACCCTAATCGAGCGGCTTGATCGGAAACCGAAAACCTTGCATCAATCGGATCGACGTTCGTAATGTTAAACCCACTAGGTAATATAATTGCCATTTCTTATTCTATGTTAATACATATGTTATGCTTGTTCCGGCCCCACCTGCTTGTAGTGTGTTTGATCTATATACTTTATATTGTCCTACTGTTGTCAATGTGAATGAACTAAATACACCAAATCCACCCGTTGTTATGTTTGTTAAACTTGCTAGTGAACTATTGAATGCTATATAATGGTACTTGTCCCCAGTCCAAGTTATTGTTAATGTTTGTCCACTCGCTGTTGTTGTTCCCTTCGATACAGTTCCAACTGTACCACCTAGAGTAGTATCCCATGCCGCTAGATTTTCTAATTCTGTAGATGTAAAGGATGTTGTAGATGATGCTCCATATCTTAAACTTCTAATCTTTGTATATGTGAATGAGTTTGTAGATGTTATTGTCAATGCTGGACTATTGTCAGATCCTAATACCCCTGATGAAGAATAATTTGATGTTGCAGTTGCGGTTATTGAACTTGATCCAGTTGCAGAACCAGTTACAAATATAGGTGATGTTACATTTGTTGAAGTAAAATTATGAACCCAAGAATTTGCTGTTCCAGAAGCTGATACAAATGAAATACTACCTGTAGCTCCTTGTTCTATTTGGTTTGATGTTGAACCCAGCTGTACCGTTGCTGTTGGTGTAATTGTTGGTGATCCTGGATTGGTTTTTGATAGGGTTCCTGTAAGTGTAGTTGATTGCATGTTCAACGTATTGTCTAATGGGCTTGATGCCGTTACTTGCAGACTATATGTATGACTTCCAGTTGTAGTTGTGTTATAAACTAATTGAGTTGCTAGTGATCCAGTAGATGTTAATAAAACACCACCTTCGTATAGTGATGCACTTATTAAAGTATATCCACCTACTGCTATTGTACCGGTTACTGTATAATTATCTGTTACTTTATTAAATCTATCTGTTGCAAATGTACTATTAAAAGAAGCTACTGGTGCTGATGGTACTGTAGGTGTTCCAAATATAAATTTAAGTCTTCCGTTAACAAATGTTACAGCTACGTTGCTATCATAATCAGCTACTTCAATTTCACTCAATGGATTATTGCTAGCAGATACATATGTAACCCCGGCGCCAAATCCGCTAGCAGCTGCAGATTGAGATATAAACGTTGGATTAATAAATGATGCCGTTTGCGCATTTTGAGCAAAGGATGCTGTTAATGCATATGAAGCGCTTATTGCATTTGATACTGAACCACTAAAAAATGAAGCTGTTTGTGCGTTTTGAGCAAATGAAGAAGTTAAAGCATATGAAGCAGTTATAGCTAAGGATGATCCTTTATCTGATATAACTATGTTTTTAGTTGTACCACCTGTCTCTTTAGTACCTATTACAAAACGAGATGATCCATCCGGATCATCTTCAACACTAAGACTACTAGATATTGTTGGAGCTCCAAAACTCTCTGACAAAAAGAATATAGTACCGTGATTAACATATAAATGATTCCATGCAGAAGTTGGTGATCCTAGATTATATGGTGAAATACCTTCAGGATTTGGTTTTCGGGGAACCCAATCACCAAATGGTTCGTCTGCTAATAGTGCATTACTTGCTAAATTTGCGTTATTAGCAAAGTTTGCAGTAGTAGCAAAGGTTGCAAGTGATGCAGTACCTTGTAATGATCCAGTAAATCCTGCTGTTGCTTTAACGCTTCCAGTAACTGCTAATGAACCTGTAATTATTGCGGATCCAGTAAATGGAAACGAGCTACCGCCTCCTCCTCCGTTTAATGCAAAAGAAGCAGTCAATGCAAAATTTGCATATGAAGAGGTTCCAAATAACGAACCCGTTATATTGTATGAACCCGATCGTAACTGTTCCGGTTTAATTAATGCCATTTTATTTTCCTTGTGCTGCGTAAGGTTTTACGTAGTTTTTACTATTTTTACTTTTGCTAAATTTTGTTTTAGCATGAATTCCTGGTCTTTTTACTTTAGGTTTTCTTACAAATGAAATTGTTGCTTGTGATTTTGCTTTTGCTGCCATTTTATTATAAATATTAAACGTTAACTACTAAATTTTCCAATTGCTACTACCTCATCTTGAGCATTAAAACTATATCCTAATTCTAAAGATATAATAACTAATGTTGATGTATTATTACCGTTATCAATGAATGAAGATATAGCTGCATTTTCAATTAAAGTACCATTACAGAATATAGAAAAATTATTTAAAGATGTAGATGGTAGTCCAGCAGGAGCAGGTAACCAACCACTAGCAAATGTTATTGTAGTTGAATCAATAAATGTTCCTAATTTTTGTATATTTGTATTTAAATATTGAAGCACAGCCGGATCTATATAATTTATTATTTGTTTTGAGTCATCTATAAATATTGGAGAAAGTTTTTTGGTTGTTGATTTAACCTCGGATAAATTATTTACTGTTTCTAATCCAATTATAACTTGAGATTTACTGTTATATTTTTTAATTGCTGTTAATTCTTTTTGAATTGTATCAGGTACTACATATCCAAATAATTTAATAGAAAATGTTCCTTTTACAATTCTATTTGTATTATCTGTAATTTCTACAGTTGTTGCATATGAATCAATAGATGCTTTAAATTTAAACCGTTCTGGGTCTCCCCAGTATGAATCTGAAGCATAGTTAACGGCCTCAATTATTTTGTTTAATTGTTCAACATAGTATGTTTGGATAGTACAACTATATGTTAAAGTTACATAATCAGGCACTACATTTACTACAAATTGTTCAGTTGGAATTCTATTATTTAATAAATTAAAATTTGAATAATCATTTTTTAAATTATATGTTTTTTTAAAAGATGTATATAAATGGGGTGTATTAGCATCTAATTTATTTGAAAGAGAACGATTTTTATCAATTGTATCTCGTTTAAACATAATTAAAGGAGACATAATTGCACCATTTTTATCCTTATAGTATCCATCTTTTTGAGTAGATTTCCATCTTTCAGGAGATCCATATATAATAGGTACCGGTATTCTTACACCATTTTGTAAAACAGTAGGTCTAATAACATTTTGAAAATAATACATTATTGACTCATCTATGTCCTGTAAACCTAAAGTAAATGGTTTTGTTGTATCACCTTTAAATGACATTTGATTAGATCGATTAAAATCAACTCCATTTTGATCATTTGCAGAAAATTGATTAAATTCTATTTGAGTATTTGGGTTACCTAAAGATTGACCTGTTTCAGGAGAGATATAAGGATCTACTAAACCATTTGATATCTCTTTTTGGGATTTTGGTTGTGGTTTTCTAATTGATGGCATGGTTTTATATCCTTTCTTTAGTTATACCTACTTTATCTGAAGGAACATAATGAGCAGTACATGTAATAGATATATCAGCACCAAAATTTTCTAGTCCAGGGTTTAAAGGATTTGGGCTGTATGGGTAATCTGGGTCTTTGCCTACAAATAGTTGATTATCTGCTACGTTATTTAATTCCCAATATCCTTCATACCACATTATTATATCTCCAACTTTAGGTAAAATATTAGCATCAATTAAATCATCTCTAAAAAACTTAAATGTAATTGGTAAATCATAATCTACACCCATATCTCCAGTTGGAGATGATATATCTCCTAAATCAAGTAACATATTTAAAATTACAGGTTCTTCATAATATTTTGCACCTGCGGATTCACCATATATGTTTACTTTAGTTTCTGCTGCTTGTAATTGATAAAATACACACTGTTGGGAAATAATATCATGTAACAACTCACGATTAATGTGTCTAATTAATGAAACGTCTCGAGATGTACCGTAAAGAGCCATATTATCCTATAAAAATTGTCATTGGTACTTGTGCTATAGTTTTATTCTGGTATTCTGCTTCAAGTGATTTATTTTCAAGTAAAACTTTACGTGATGTTGTATCTAAATAGGCTCTTAAACGTTCAATCAGTGCTTGTTTTTCTGTTGTTGCTGCAGAAATTAAATCTCCTTGGTTTAAAGTTACTTCAGATCCAGGAATTGGTATAGTTGAATATTTACCTCTTACATATCCTAAAATTTCTTTAACTATTGCTAGTCCATATTCAAATACCCATTGACGACCAATCGAGTTTATCGTAGTATATGTTGGGTTAGTATATGGTACATTAGAGGCGTTGGTAATTATACTTTGGCCGTTTCGTTCAACATATGGTTGATTACGATCCGATAATAAAATATATTCAAATCGTAATTTATCTACACCTCCATTTGGAATAGGAAATATTCTTAACATATTATTTACTAATTCAAACGAATATTGAGATTTTCTGATTTGATCATTAAATTCAATCATTTGAAATTTTTGCATGTCGTAACTTAAAGGCATTAACATAAAGTTCATTGCAGGAGAATATCCTCCAAATCCCATACTATCCATCATGCTCATCATTCCAGCTCCTGCACCCGCATACGGGTCAAAATATCTAGTAATGGCTGGTGTATTTTCGTAAAAAATACGTTTAATTTCAATACCACCTTGAATATTTTGGGACGTTGCCCAAGATTTCATATCGTAATTTTGTACTCCAGGAGTTAATGTAAGTGATCCTGTATACCAAGAAACAGTTCCTCCAACTCCAGCTTCCGTTCCATATTGGTTTGAAAGTAAAATAACATTAGATAAACTTCCTTGAACTAATTCATTGTTACCAGGTGCTGTATTTGTTGGAGCTCCTTGTAAAGTTAATAAATTTTCAGCTACTTGATAAGCATATATTTCATTTCCGTATGTGGTAATTGCTTCCTCAAATGCAGCATAAAAATTTAAATCTTGTAATTCAATTTCAACTATTGGATATCCTAATCGACGAGAAGCAAATACAGCAAACTTATCAATATCTACTTGAAATTGTAAATCGTTATCATAAAAACCAAATGGTGTTTCTCCGGGGGTAAATGTAGAGCTTCCGCTCCATATGGGAATATTTGCCATGTTTTTAAGAGTTTACTAGTGTATATTCTACATCAATGCTGCCACTTATAGCGTATGCTTGAATAAAATTAATATCGTCTCCAAAAGTACCATTAAATTTACTTGAGGTAACATTTGAGCTTATAACAAATATACTTGATTGAGGTAATACCTCTTGAGTAAATGAGGTTATTGAACCACTTATTGTTAAAGCAATATTATTTGTATTATCTAAATTTGTAATACGAGCATATTTTAAACTACTTGAAGGAAATGTGCCCGCCCCTGGGTTAGGGCCATTTAAATTAAATAAATTAATTGATGTGGTTTGAGGGCATGTTAATATTCTCCTATCAACATTAGTTACATTAGAGATAGAGTACACACTATCGTTTTGAATAGTTTTATTTTTAACTATTTGCTCTTCTGAGATAGTTACTTTAAATGTTGATGGTGTTAAAGTAGTTGACATTTGATATTTTGTTATAAATATTGACAAAAACTTTAATCTTAATTCTATGCTCTAAGGTTTTTATATATGTCTAAAATATATTCTACAATTTCGTGTCTGTGATTTTTTTCTAAGGTAATTACCTCAAATCCAGGTACATCTTTCATATGTTTACATACAACATCAAATCCAGAAGATTTACGATCTTTTAAGTCAATTTGGGCACCATCACCACAAAATACCATTTTTGAACCATGGCATATACGAGTTAATAAAAGTTCCATTTGTGTATCTGTTAAGTTTTGAGCTTCATCAATTACAACTAAACAATTTGTAAAATTTCTACCACGCATAAACGATACAGGAACAATTTCAATTTCACCATCTGCTATACATTTTTCAATTTTTTCTTTATTGTATAGGCGATGCATATTTTCATATACAGGAGCAGTAAATGGAGCTAATTTTTCGTTTACATCTCCTGGCAGGAATCCAATATCTTGTCCTGCTACTACAGTTGGACGAGTAATGATTATTTTTTCAATTTCTCTACTAAAAAGTAAATCTAAAGCAATATTTGCTGCTAATAGCGATTTACCAGATCCAGCTTTACCTTTTAAAACAGTTACAGTGTTGTAAAGAATTTGTTCTTTAGCACGTTTTTGCTCTTCGTTTAATTGGATGTTAAATCTAATGGGACCTTTTGGTTTTCTTTTTTCTTGAAAAACCTTTTTTGCTTCCGGAGTTCGGTTAAAATCATTCATATAACTATATTTGTTGATAAATATTAGTAAAAGACTAAAAAAGCCGAACTTTCGTTCGGCTCTTTATTTTAGTTAAAATTAACTATTAGATACTAGCTAAATCATTAACAAATACACGACCAAAGAATTCTGGACGGATCATTTTCTTAGCGTAACGAGTCAATAAACCTTTACGTGGAGTAAATGTTACTGGATCGTACACAAGAGGTGTCATGATTAACGGTACATATGGAGCAAATACAGCACCAGTTTCAAGGAATTGAGCTCCTCTATAACCCATCAAAATAACGTTTTCTGTCATGTAAGGGTTTTTGTAAACTGTGTAACGGCTGTTAAATTGACCTGCTTTTTGGATACCAAAAGCATATGAACCTTTAGTAACATCACCATCTGAAGATGAAGCAAATCCTGGGATTGATTCAATGATAGTTGCTACTGCTGGGGAACATACTAAGAAATTAGCACCACCTCTAAGAGTCTTTTGGTGAATCTTATTGCTTACTTTTTGGAATTTAGTACCTAAAGTTTGGAACCACTGACCTTGTGTGTTGTAGAATCCTGTTTGAGAAACAGATGTTGGTGTTTCCCAAGCTGTTCTTGCAGCATTTAGGTTATTATTGTTTTTAGCTGACCAATACTCATCTGCAGCAGAAGCATCTTGGATTAACATATCTAAGTTTTCAAGATCTATTTCTAGAGCAATATATTCAGACATGATTGATGTTAATTCAGCTTCAGCATCTAATGATTGGTATGCGTTTAAATCCTGTGCAAATTCTGGTGTCCATTGTGCTTTTAACTTACGAGTTTTAGCAACAATAGCTTCAGATTTCATTTGGATATTGATTTCTGGGATAGCTAATGCATCTGTTGATGTTGAGTTGGCATTATAATATCCTCCTCCATTTTTATCTTCAAAATCACCACGTGTATTATCTGCAGGTTGTTTGTTATACCAAACTGTGTTAGTACCACCATTCAATGGAAGGATTGCACCTACGTTAACTGAACCTGAAGCGATAAAGTATACGTTAGTACCATCAGTAGAAGTATATTGAGGTAAATAACGTAATTGTTGAGCAGCAGTTAAAACAGATCCTGAAGCAACAACAAATGCACGAACACCTTTAAGATCTGAACCAGATAATGAAGTTACAGGGACTGCAACTTTAGAGTAGGAGTTAGTTGCAATTGAAGCTGATAATGTTGAATCATAATCTACATCTGCCCAAGAAGCTGTAGTTACTGTAGTAGTTACAGAAGCTGAGAATTGGTTGATTGAGAATGCAAATCGACCAGCACCATATAAACCTTGAGATGCATCAGCATTTGCTCCTGGGTCTGTGTTACCGTACATTGAAGAAGTAGCACCATAAGTATTTCCAGCAGGACCAAAAGGACCTGTTGGAGCATTTTTCCCATCTGGATCACCATATTGGAAATCTAAGAAAAATACAAGACCTGAAGGTAGATTCATTGGTTGTACAGACATGAATTCTTTAGTTGATAAAGAACCAAATACTTTACGTACCAATGGAAGAGCTACACCAGCCCATTGTTCACCTTGACCAGCTGTAAAACTGCCTTGAGTACCTGCTCCACCTGTTGATGATTGCTCAGTTACTAACTGTTTTGCTTGGTTTTCGAGGATCATAGCCATGTTATTTTTGTTAACTTCGCTACCAAGTCCCTCTAAGAGACCTGTTTTACCCCATTTTGATGCCATTCTAGCGGCATCGTTCTGCATGTTTTTCCATCCGGAAGCAGAACTTTCGAGTAATGAATTAATTGTTGACATTGTTTTGTTTTTTGTTTTTAATTTATAATTTAAATAATTCCAGCCAATTTTTGCATTCTTAAAAATGCCTCGTTTGACTCTACGATTGGTTTTTTAACGTTAGGTGCCATTGTTCCTTTTGAAGCTCTACCTAGGTTTTCGTTAATAGTATTTTTTGAAACTTTGATTCCCTCATTTAATGTTTCAAATACCATTTTTACTTCACCTACGTTTTTAGCTTTGTCAAAAGAACTTAACACTTTTACTTTTTGATTTTCATTTAAAGTTTTAGACTTGAAGATTTTGTTTGTGTAAAGCAATTTAGCATTTAACAAATTAATCTCGTTTAATTCAGACTTTAAAGTTTCAATAGTAGAATAAGCTTCTTCAAGATCTCCTGAACCACCCATTCCTGTATCACTGATATCTTTTCCAGTTTTAACTGCGGAATCGTACCATTGTTTCCATTTTGGGTCTGTTTCTGCTCTTTTTTTAGCATATTCCTGAGCTTTTCTTACTCCAAAAGATGCAGAAAAAAGTGCAACCATACCTGCTATTACAGCAATTATTGAAACGGGTTCTTCATTAAGAGAAGTAGTTGATGATTCCATTAATTGATCTTCAATAGCTTTCATTTTTTTAAAATCTGGATCTGAAAAATCTGAATCTACTTCATTAACTGGTTTTTCGTTATCTTCCATTTCTTCAATTTCTCTTAACAATTCTGCTAAATCTACTTCTTCGTCTTCAGGTTCCATTTCCATGTCCATGTCCATTTCATCTTCTTTACTTTCGGAACCAGCTTCAAGTTCACCTGATTTGATCATGTCTGCGATTACATCTTCAATCATTGATTTTAGATCTTCATCTGTCATGTCTTCAAGGTCGATTGGTTCGCCTTCATCTTCTGTTTCTTCTTCGTCAGACATTTCCATGTCTTCTTCATTTTCTTCAGCTTCATAAAGACCTTCTTCCATTTTGTCCTCTTTTTCTAATTCAGCCAAAAGCTCTTCTAAATCAACTTCTTCCATTGTATCTTTTTCATCATACATTTCTTTAAGATTTTCATCTTCTTCGGACATATATGTTTCTTCAAAATTGTCCTCTTCGAGGTCCATTTCTTGAAGTTTCATTGATAACATTGACTTAAGTTGAGGTGTGAAGGCTTCTTCTAGGGCTGCTTTTGCGTTTGCTATTGCTGTTTCTTTTACAGCTTTAGCGTCAGCGATTGCTTCTTTAAGCATTGCTCTGTTTGTTGCCATTTTTTTCCTAAATTTAATTTTGTTGGGAAAGTACGTTTATTTAAAAAACGTAATAGATATTCATTTAATTAATACCATATATGTTGAGGGGGATGGTATATTCTAGTATACGTATGTATAAGATTATTAAAGTCGCGTTTTAAAATAAAGGACAAGTTCCTTTTGCGCAAAGAATTTCGGTAATAATTGAGTTGGTTTTTGAATATGGGTCTAAAAATGTAGTACGTGATTCATTTAATGCACCATTTTTCATCCATGAATCTGGATTTGAAGGGTTTGAGACTAAATCCCATGTTAATAGTTCAAAATCATCTTGTACCTCCATTACTTCACCCATTTGTTTTAATGAGCCCATTCCACGAGAGGAAATACCAATAACTAAGCCATTTTTAACTAATGCTCCTGCAATACGACCTGAGGTAGTGCCTTTATCACCCATGTCACAGAATATTTCTACTTTGCCATGGATTTCATCTCCAACCCACCATAAATCACGAACGGCATGAGATGCATTTTTTAAATTAATTACTTGAGAATCGGGGTGGTCTAGTTCACCTACAGTTTCTGTAGATTTTTGTTTAATTTTATTTTGAAAATTTTCAATTTCACGATCCCATAACTCTTTTTTATAGTATCTTCCATTACCATTTTTTACTTCAACAGTAGCTAAAATACCTTCAACAAATACATTACCACCATTACCCATTCCTTCAATTAAGCGAACTGGTTTTGGGGTAAATTGTCTGGTTTCTATTAAAAGTTCTTTGTTCATCTTAGTTTTCCATTCCGTTCATTTTACCTTCTAGATCATCAAATAATCTTTCTTGATCTTCGTCAGATAAATTTGTATAATTTGACATAATTGAATCAATTTCTTCACCTTTATCATATCTATTTTCAGCATCTTTTTTAGCAGCTAAATATTCTTCAGTTGGTTGAACATTAACTTCATCAATAGTTTCATCGGTTTCATCAATTACCTCTTTACGTGGAGATTTTGCTTTACCTTTATGCATCATTTTCTCTAATTTAGCTTTTGCTTTTTCTAGTGATTTGATGTCTTTTGAAATTTCTTTAACTTTTTTAGCGTCAGTAAGATCTTTTAAATCTTCATCTTCATCTAATCTAGAAATTTGAGCTTGCTTTTTATCAATTAATGTTTGTACTTTTTCTAATTTAGAAGCAATAATTTCATGTTCTGCTTCTTTATTGATGGCAGCCAATTCTTTTTCAACGCTTTCCTTTAAGGATTCCATTGGTTTATTATATTTTGGATTTAAAACTTTAATTACTAAACTTCCATCTTTATTTAAAGTAGCATTATTAAGTATTTTATATGTTGTCATCTCTCCTATCCTTGTTGGTAATTTTTTTTCTCCACCCAAATTATTTGTATCAGTTAAAAAACTTTTAAAATCTGTAGGAATATCTATTCCAAGTTTATCTAAATTATCTGTAGTTTTACCTAAATTTTTAGAAGAAATAGGAGCTAATGTAGCACGAATAGCAAGTGTAACATTTTCTGGGTTAGATGGGTTTCTAAGGATTCTTAAGTGTTGATTTTTAGTAAGTGAATCTACTACTGAAGGTTTAATATACGTTGTAAGGAATTGTTGAGGATCTCTCTCATTTCTTTCTTTATCACTTTTTAAAGGATTAATATTAACTAATTGATATGCTTCTTCAAGTTCAGCATCAATCATCTCACGAATTACTTTACGTAATTTAGATTCTTCTTCATTTACAGGAAGTTCTTCTTCTCCCCATCCAAGATATGAACCATACTCACGAGCTATTTTTAAGTACTCATCTTTTTTCTTAGGATCTTTTTCACCTAGGTATGCATCATAGTACCAATTAGCTCTTTCTTTATTATTTTCTTGTTCGTCAAAATCACCATCAGAATCACCATACATTACACCTTCATTTAAATCACCGTATCCCGATGCTTTATATTTTCCTTTAGGTTCTTTAGGTTCACCTAAACCGGGATGATCTACTGAATATCCTAAACCTTTAACTCCAAATTGTCCCTCTTTTGTATAAAAGATTGGATCTTTCTGCAAGTTTTTAAATACCATGTCTTTTAATTCTTGCATGGTTTTATCTGCATTTTTAGGATCTTTCATTTCCGTATAATAACCCGTCATAATTTGATCAAATATCAAGTTATCAGGATTTTTATCATCTTTATAATCAAAGTTATGCTCTAAATCTTTTTCTACTTGTTTTGATGTAGCTTTTAATTCAGCTTTTTCATCTTCTTCTTTTTTCTTTTTAGCTTCTGCTAAAAAGTTTTCAAATGCTAACTCATATGATTCCTTTTTTTTAGGTTCAAATATAGAATTAATAGCATTTAAACCAATTACATTTTCCGATATAATATTTTTAGTTTTAAGACAAGATGATGCTTCCTCAAATGTAGCGGCGTTGCGTACAATATTTGGGAATTGACGTTTTGCATCTGCAAGGAAAACTCCTTTATGTCCTTTACCTTCTTTAATCAATAAATACTGGTCTTGTAGTGTCTTTTTCATTTTTATTTACTTAATAGTTCTTTTGCTTTTTTAATATATTCTAAGGCCATTGATGTAGGTTTGTATACGCTAAATTGGCCTGGGTTTGCTGTATAGTATTCTATGGTTTGGTTTTTTGCGTTTGAGATAAGAGAATTTAGTTCGTTTTGTATTTCATCAAATTCGTTTAATCTTGCTTCTTGAAATTTTTTAACATCTGTTTTTTCTTTTTCTTCTTCCCAAAGTTGTTTAACTTGTAAACTAGATCCTTTAATTTTATTAGGTACAGGTTTATAACCTAATTTGTAATAATATTTAGGTGGTTTTGAAGTTTTAGAAAAAGCAAATGGAGTAGCATATGTTTCACCACTTCCCGCACTAAAAGAAGAACCGCCTTGATTAGTAGCGGACATTTCTTTTAATTTTTTTCTAATTATTTCTTTAAGATTACTCATTTACAGTTTCTAATTCATTAATTAAGTCATAATACTGTAACAAATCAACTAAATCATTATCTGTAATCTTAGCATTTTTCAATGGTGGTGTGATAATAGATATAATTTCGTTAATTTTAATTTTTGTAACTTTATTTTTAGTTCTTTTATTCAAATCAGCTAATTCTGTTTTAATTTCATTTATTTTATTAGTATAAAATTCTTTTAAACGAGAAGTATTATCTACTGATGTAATATATTCTTTTAAGATTGTTTTTTGATTAGTATGTAATGTATCGTATTTTACATTAAAGCTCTCTAATAACATTTTATATGCTATAAAACGAACATCTTTATCTGATTTTTCAAATTCACTCATTACTTCATCTTTAATTTTAGTTGATTTAATTTGAGCAGCTGTTAAATGCTCTAATATAGTAACTTTATTGTTGATGATTTGTTCTGGGTCTATTTGGTTTGTTGAATTAGATATTTCTAGCAATGTATAGAATGCCGCGTGTACTTTATAGTTGGGTAATTTATGGTTAAAAAATTCATTTAAATCATAATGATTTTGAATTTCTTTAATTAAATTGTATTTTTGTCTTTTAATAACACCTTTATTTAAAGATTTAGATGAATCTAGCAATGTATTAGTAATAATATTTGCTTTAGTTTCAGTTAAAGATGTTTTTTTTAATAGAGTTTCATATAACTTGTACTCACGACCTAATTCCGTTTTAACGAAATATTTTTTAAGTATATTCGTTGCCTGTGAATCCTTACTATCTAATGTATCATTAGTAATTTGGCGAATTAAAAGCTCAAATAGGATACCAGTATTTTTATACTTGGAATGATTAATTTGCATTCTATTATATTTGTTTATTTATAAATATATGGAGCTTATTTACTCTCGTATCTGTGATTCATCTAATAATGAATTTCCTTTAATATCAGCTTCAAAAATCATTTGTTTCTTTTGATTTTTAATATCGTTAAACATTTTAGAATTTTTATTTCTAGTGGTTTTTGTTTCTAGCGCCAATGGAGATCCACCTTGATATTTTGGTTTAGTTGAATCTGATTCATCGTTATCTTTTTTCATATCTGATGCTCCAATTCTGTCTTTGCCAAAAGCATTATCTTGAGTATTTCTATCAGTTACTTTTTCTGCTGGTCTGCCTAAAGTTTCTTTTTCATCATATCCAACAGGAACTTCACCATCTTCATATCTACTTCTACCATATAGGGAAGCTAAATCATGTGGTGTTCCATAAGATTTACCTGTTTCTAATGGATCATTACCTTCGTTTTCAATTTGAGTTATTCTAAATTTACGTTTAGCATCTTGAACAAGTAAGTCTCTATTTTCATCGTATTGATCTTCACTTAAGTGGAATATATTTTCATATATCCAATCTGTAGACATAATTTTTTGCTCTATCATTTGAGAAGCTAAATCTACTTTTTCTTTTAGTAAAGCAACTCTTTCTTGATCGTAAATGATTGATGGAGTTGTTAATGAAAGAGTAAAATTAGTTAAACTTTCATCTGTGTATCCCTGCGCGTATAAATGTACTAATGCGATTTTAGTTAATTCAGACACCATAATGCGTTGTATGCGTTCAACTGTACGAGCAAAACGAATATCTTCAGCCGCTAATGTAGCTTTACCTGTTAAATCTTTTTCGTAGCCCATAAATGCTTTAGGTACTTTTAAAGCAGCAAATAATTTGTCTCTTAAATACTCAACATCTTGGATTCCATCATACTGTAAACCACCTAAATTATCTATTTTAGTTGCTTGATCTGTTCCTCTAACAGGAATATAAAAATCTTCAAGCAAGTTTTGCATGTTGTATTTTAAATTGTAATCGCCTGTTTCTTGATCAATGTATGGAGTACGTTTCATTTTTGAAATCGTTTTCTGCATAAAGTTTTCTACCTCAGCAGGTGCAATATTTCCTACATTAATATAAAATATACGTTTTTCTGGTGCTCTAACAATTCTATGGATTAGCATTGCATCCTCCATCATAGTGTATTGTTTAAATAATTTACGTCCTGGTTCTAGGTAAGATCTACCATAAGGTAAAAAGTTAGTATCCGTTAATAAACGGAAGTGAGCCATTTCATAATTATCAAAATAAATAGCATTTGCTTGATTTCCAGAATTTGGAACATTGTAAAATCCATAACTTGAGGCAGCTGTAATTCCATCTGGATCAAATTTAAATCTTATAGATGCAGGGTGTTCTTTATCGTATCCATCTTGTCTTTCAATATGAAAGGCATTGTATGGGATAACATTATATACACCAAATTTTTCTGCTATTTCTAATTTTAAAAAGAAATCTCCATATTTCAACATATTTCTAACCCATGGCCATAGATTAAATTCTATGTTTAATACATCGTAAAATAGATTGTATAGTATTTTTTGTACATCTTCATCGGAGCTACGTATTTGAAGTACTTCTCCCATATCATTACGTAATGTACTTTCATCAGCAATTATATCTAAAGCAGAGGCGACAATAGCATCTGTATCCATTGAGTCATATTCAGAATAAAGCGTAGGGCGTATTGTTTGATAGTTGAAACTACTTTGGTATCCATAAATTGAAGTGTTTGTGTTTGTAAATATTCTAGAAAATCGGTCTACTAGGGAATTTGTTTCATATTCTCCTGAAACTTGTATTTTGTTGATGTCAAATACTTTTAGTTTATTATCTCCTTCATTTCGGATAATAACATCAGTTGAAAATAAACGTTGTAATCTTTTAAATAAGCCTGTGTCTGCCATGATTTGTTTTTAAAGTAACCAAGAAATATCTTCTTGTTCGTTTGAATAAGGGTTATCAATATTAAATGGATTGTTATTGTATTTGTCTGCATATGCTGCTCCAGAAGAATACCCACCCGAATATTTAGCGGTATTAGTTGATATAGCGTTAAGCATACTTCTAGTCATATCCATATTTGACTGTCTAAATTTAAATGAGGTATCACGTAAATAACAACCTATAGCAAACGCCATCATTAAGTCATCATTGTAGCCTGATTGGGCTTCTGCTCTACCATTTCTCCATATAAATACTTTCATTTCCTCTAGTAATCGATTAGAGTAAAAAGTAACTCCTTTGTCTTGTATTGCTTCTTGAAATTTACCAATAGCAATAGGTCGAGTATTTGTAGTCATAGAGAATCCAGGTGTCATTCTACTTGTATCCATATATGGATCAAAATACGAATCTGTACTCATATTTCCACCTTTAGGTGAATAGTAGAAATTTTGGTAACCTCTATCTAAAATAGTTTGAATAGTAGACCATCCTATGTTAGAATTTTCTACTGAAAGTAAAGCATTATTATATTCTGTAGCCATACCTACTAACATATGACCATATTCTTTTGTACCAATTTGTCCTCTATATTCCCCTACTTGAGTAAATGTTTCTACATCAAAAATGTGAAATGCAGAATAATCTTTTCCATCTCCTCGGGCTACATCAGCCGCAATTAAATAGTTTTTTGAATAATCTGCAGGTTCCCAAATCCATAGATTTTGGTCTACTCCTCGTTTTTCTAATGGATCTTTTATAAATGTTTTTTCGTAAAATGTTATATCGTCAGGATAAAATACAGTATCTCCAGATGTAGAAAAGTCACAGTCACATTCCTGTGCTGCCATTCTAATTCCTAAATCAGAATCTTGTCTATCTCTCCATACTTGATCTCGTTCAGGGTGAACTTGCCAAGGTAATCTAATTGGTAAAAAACTGTTTTCTGCCATTTCGGCAGCAACCCATGTTTGGTGAAACCAATTACCTGTACCATAAGGAGTAGATAAAGCAATACATCCACCACCTGTAGCTAATGTTTGCTGTGCTGAAGCCCATATTTCTCCAATGTTGTTAATAAATGCGGCCTCATCTATGATTAGCAAAGAAACGGCTTCTGATTC